ACTTCTGGGATGATGACTTCAAGAAGAAATACCGTAGTGGCAAGAAGCGCGTGTGCCTTGCCCTGAACAACTGGAACGTGCTCTGCAACGCCATCGCCTCCCCTCTGTCGGCGAGCCCCTGGCATACCGAGCTGAAACAGAAGGACGACCCCGATGTCAAGACGGTCCAGGAGGCCATCGACGAAATCGAGGCGAAGAACGATGTCAAGACAGCTATTCTCGACGCGTTCCGCAAGGCCGTTCTTACTGGTTACGGTTTCTTGGTGGTATCGACAGACCTCGACGAGTTCACCGGTGAACCAACCGTCGTCGTTGAATCCGTCAAGCAGCTGCAGAGCGTGGCCATGGATCCGGCCTGTTGCACCGTCAACGGCATCGATGCTGAGGAAGGCGCCCTGGTCAACTACATCAGCCTCCGCAAGGCAAGGCGCCTGTGGGGCGACGACGTGGCGCCGTTTGACTACCCGGCCAGCAACCCGGCCCTGAACATCAACGGCATCGACCAGTGGAGCTGCCCTTCCGACCAGATCCCTGTCGTGTCCTACTATGTCAAGGAAAACGAAGGCGTACACTTCTACAAGATTTGTGGTAACCTAGTTGTGCAGGACGTGACCCTTCCCATCAAGTACATCCCTATCGTCCGTTTTGCCGGCAACGAAATCTACGAGAACAACGATGCCGACATCAACTACAACGGTATCATCCAGCAGACCCTCAACCTAGAACTTGGCGCAAACATCGCGTACTCGACGCTTATCGAACGTTGCGGCAGGTCCGTCAAGGCCAGCTACCTCATCAACGTTGACGCAATCGACGGTGTCGAGCGCAGCTACCAGAACAGCGACAACGATGACGCCCTTGCCGTCCTGTGGAAGGGCGAGCACGAGCCGAAACCCATTGTCGAACAGTTCGCCACGGGTGACTTGCAGGCCGTAGTAAATACGACCCGCACGCTGATGGAAGACGTTGTGGGTGTGCCTTTGACAGGAATTCCCCAGGGCACCCCGGAGAAGACCGCGACTGAAATAATCCTGCGCCAGCAGGTGTCCAAGGAAGCGAACACGGCGAGCTACTACCAGAACGCATTCTCTTCCTGCAACATGATTTCCAAGATTTTCATCGAGCTCCTCAACGGTGGCATCGACCTCCGCTACACGCTCGAAAACGGCCCGTCCGTAATCACCCGCCAGATGAAGGCCCGTCAGGAACTGACGGCCCTCGGCGCCGTGTGCCCGGACGAAATGAAGAGCATCCTCGCCGTGTACTTTGCACGCACTCTCGAAGACGACTTGGGCAAGGACATGACCAGGAACCTCATCGCCAACCTGCCGCGTGAAGTCCAGTTCCTCGACGAACAGTCCGAAGTCGATCCGGTCGCAATGCACCAGCTCGAACAGATGAAGGCACTCTGCGACGAAATGGGCATGCAGCTCGACGAGCAGATTGCAGCCAATGCCGAATTGCAGAAGCAGCTTGACACTGCCGAGCTCAGCATGATGGACAACCGCGAACAGCGCATCCAGGACTGGGAGAAGTTCAAGATCCAGGAAACCAACCGCATGACCCTCGAAACCGCCAAGCTCGAACAGCAGGGCGAAATCGACGGCGTCAAGCTCCAGCTCGAATCGGCCAAGCTCATGAACGAGGCCGAGCGTGACCAGGCCAAGGCCGAAGTCGAGACCGACAAGGTGATGCTCGAAGCCCGCAAGGCTGCCGGTACCGAACAGAAGGCCAACGACGAGGGATACCGCCAGGGTGTCTCTGACGGGGTAGATGCGGCATACGGGGGATAGTCCATGTCGATAGTATTCAACGTAGCCAACAACGCGGCGTTCGCCAACGGCTCCACCATGCGCAACAGGCGTGCCGCCCAGCGGCAGTCCGAGGCCATGCGTGGCCGCGTTTTCGCCAAGTACCAGGCCCTCGTGGGCACTGTCTACAAGAACAGCCTGGCCGCAAGGCGTGCGGCCAATGCCGAGCTCAACGACAGGAAGAAGCACGAGGAATACTGGGACAAGGACCTAACTCCACGTAGGAACCTCAACCTGTCTTCCAGCTGCTTCGCGAAGGCAATCCCGAGTGCGGGCGGCATTTTCCTCTATTTCCGGTCCAATCCGGAAAAGCCGTACTTCTATCCGGCGGGCGGCACGACCGAGGAATCGGCCAAGAGGCTCTATGACCTCTTGAAATCGAAATCCTTGGGCAGCACATACCATGCCTACTGGGGTGCACAGAACGGTGCCAAGAAGCGTATCACGAAGGCCGGCAACACCGAATATGCGTTAAAACGGTTCCCCAAGGCGCCGACCCGATAGGGTGTGCATACTTATTGAAGCGTAGGGTGGAACGGAACCACCCAGTGCAATTTAACATTTCCGTTGATATGGAGTTTGCCCATGATTTCTACAGCAGACGCAGAAAAGATGGTAGCTGAAAAGATGGCCCGCGAAGCCCAGTCCGCACAAACTGAGGAAAAGCAGGAAGACATCAAGCAACCTGACACACCGGACCCTAGCACGGAACAGCCGGACGAAAAGAAGCCCGAGGAAAACAAGCCTGAGGAAACGAAGGCCGATGACACGAAGGCGGAAGACGACAAGGCCAAACCCGAGGACAAGCCGGACGAGAACAAGGATAAGCCCGAGGACGAGAACAAGGACAAGAGGCCTCCCAAGCAGAAATACTCCCACGAGGAACGCATCGCGCACAAGTTTGCCAAGGAAAAGCAACGGCGCAAGGCTGACCGCGAGAAGTACGAAGCTCGTATCAAGGAACTCGAAGACCAGCTCGAACGCGAAAAGGGCCTGAAGCTCGAAGACTTCAACAACAATACGCCGGACTACATGGACTACAAGCTCCGTGAGCGCGACAAGCAGAACGAGGTGCAGAACCTCAAACAGCGAATCGAGCAGGACGATGCCGAAGCCATGCGCCAGGAAACTGAACGCCGGATCGAACTCTCCTTCCCGGACGAGAACGACAGGGCAGAATACGAACGCCTGATTGAAACCAGGGGTGGCGAATTCTACGACGCGTTGCAGAAGTATGATACGGAAAATACCGTGTTGAAGTATCTGAACGGCCTCGACAAGTATCCGATTGTTCTTCAGAAGCTCATGACTGACAACGACGCACTCGCCACGGTGTTCCGCAACAAGGACCCGGAGGAAATGCGCTACCAGCTCAGGAAGCTTACAGAGGAGCTGCTTTCGCCCAAGGCAAAGGCTGCGCCTGTTGAAAAGAAACAAGAACAACCGCCAGTGGCAAAGCCCGCGCTGCCGGTAATCGGCAAGCAGGTGACGGCCAACGGCAAGCCAAGCGAACCGGTGCATGACCGCGCATATTGGAACGAATACCTGCGCCAGCACCCGCATGGTTAAAACAAACAAAGTATCATAAGGAAATTGCATTATGGCAAACCAGTTCAAGACCAGCCGCAAGACCGAACTTGTGGCACTCCGTGCAGCCGAATCCGCCGGCTACCTCACCATCGGTTCTCGTAAGTATTTCAAGGACCAGCTCAAGAACAAGCGTAACGGCAAGGTGTTCGAGTTCGTTATCTCCGACGCCGGTGAATACCAGCGCGGTATCGACCTCTCCGGCACTGGCCCGTCCAGCCTGAAGGAAAAGAGCGTCCGCAAGGCCCTCAATGTCGGCAACGTCATGATTGCCACCAACCTCATCGAAAAGGTCACTGACCTCGATTGGGACAAGGAAGTTGCTACCAAGCAGGGCAAGAAGCTCATCAACGGCCTCGTCAAGGATGCCATCGACGGTATCAAGGGCAAGGTCATCGACGGTGCTACTGTCACTGAATACGACGGCGACTTCGGTCAGCAGAACGTTGCGTTCGTTGGTATCGGCTACGGCCCGCTTACCGACGCCACCAACTACCTGGCCTCCGTTTCCGACGAATCCCAGTACATGTTCATCAACCCGATGATCAACTCCAAGCTCTCGAACGCTGGCGACGCCTTCAAGCCGACTTCTGCCGACCCGATCTTCTCCAAGGGTTTGATTGGCAAGCTCGGTGAAACCGAAGTGCGTACCAACCAGTTCCTCCCGCTCGTGTCCATCTCTGCCGCTCTTGCTGCCGACTTCGCCAACGCGACCGCTGTCGCCTATGCCGAATCCGGTTCCAACGACGGTCTGGCCACCATCACCTTCACCGGCATGACCTCCCTCATCCCGCGTGGCACTGTCGTGTGGTTCGATGGCGCCTATGCTACGGACTTCGTGGGCGATCGCACTGGCACTCTCAAGGCATTCATCGCCGTGGAAGACGGTACTTCTGCTGGCGTGATGGTCGTGAAGGCCCTCTCCGACGAAGACTGGATTGGCGAAGGCACGAAGGTCATCGCTAAGGCCGACGGTTCCGCTTTCGGTTCTTCGAAGTCCGCTGCCATCAGCGCCTTCAACACCGCTGCTTCTGCAACTGGTGCCATCAAGAGCATGGAAGCCGGCAACTACTTCTCCGGTATCGTCCGTCTTGACGGTACGATGGAATTCGAAATGCTGGACGAAATCGACGCTTCCAACGCCGACACCGAACGTGCCGACAACGAAGGCGTGGTTGTGTTCCAGAACCGTGCCATCGACACCATCAAGGGTTCCAACGTGACCCGTTGGACTTCCACGACCATGGCCGGTATTGTCGAACCCCGTGGCGTAGCACTCGTGCTCGTCAAGGATGCCGACGTGAACAAGGTCAAGATTGTTCAGTAACCTGCAACCTTACTGAAATAAACCCAGAAAGGGCCCGGAAGTTCCGGGCCCTTTTTAGTCATCCTGGTTATGTGCGACCGGCACCTTCCCGGCGCCTATCTCCGCCATGTACTCGTCTGCGCATTCCGCGAGGTGCTGCTCTATCGCCTCGGCTTTCCGCTTGTCCTTCATCCAGTCCTGGAAGTGCCGCCAGGCGCCCATGTAAATCGACCTGTACAGGTAGCTGTAAGGGGACACGCCCGGCTTGACGTATTTTAGCGAGCGCCACCCGGCCAGGAACATGTCGTCGGTGAGGCTCTCCTTTTCCAGTTCGGAATAGCAGGAAATCTTCGGGTGTTCAAGGACTATCGAAATCATGGTAAGCACGTAGTCCCCGAGCCTGGTTTCCTCGGCGCCTTTCAGGTTGTTGGCGTTGAACTTCGTGACCAGATCGGCGAAGTCCAGGCCGTCAATGTCGTACCCGCGTATGAAGTCGGGGCTCGTGTAAGAAATCTTGCGGTTTCGCTTGCGCTCCACCGGCTTCCATTTAATCAATTCCATGCCATTAAACTACTCCTTTTCCATACTTATTGTATCGAAGATTATAGGCGTTTTCCTCGCCTTTGCAACATTAAAATAAGAGGATTTCACGATGGCGCTGCAATACCTGCTTGCCCCAACATTCCAGTTTGTAAACACTGCTGGCAAGCCCCTTTCGGGCGGCGCCTACATGGAAGTCTACGTCCACGGCACTCGCACGAAATACTACTGCGCGTCCGACTTCAACGGCACGCTGCATCCTTTCCGCATCCCGCTAGATTCCCTGGGTTCCAACATCGTCCTGGCCAACGACACCGGGTCCTATGACGTTTATGCCTACAACCGCTACGGCACTCTCTCGATGAGCCGTTACAACGTGAAGCCGGGCGCAGGTGGGGGAATTGGCGGAACGATTACATCTACCGACGGATCCATCGACATTCATCCGACCGATGACGGAGTAGACCTCTCCGTGAACGGCCTGGACCCGTCCTGCCTGAAAGTATCTGCAGACCCCCGGACCACCGACGGCAAGTTCCATTTTGACACGCTCGTGCAGGAAGGCGACCAGGCGTATGTAGACAACGAAGGCGCCATCCGGCTCATCAAGGGATGGTACCACTTCACCGCCAACGTCCAGCTTGCGTGGAATGCGGGTGCCCGCAACGAAACCCACCAGATTACCCTTTACACGACCCTGTCCAACTCCGTGATTGATTTCGACATAAGCCATGTCCATACGGAAACGATTGAGCTTTCCGGAGACGTGAGCATTGCCGAGGACGGTGCCGAACTGGTAATCGGCGTAAGCGGTATGCCTACTGGTCTTGAAGCCAGCGTGATTGGCATGGACGTTCATGCAATCACCGGAAAGGACGGGCATGACAGTTATTACGCCGGCAACGGCATCACAATCAGCAACGAGAACTACATTTCCGCAGATTTCGACGAAGTCCAGGAGAAGCTCGTTGCTGGGCAGGGTGTGACCATCAATGGCAATGTCATTTCGGCGCCGAGCCTCGTACAGGTCAACAGTGACTGGAACGCTACCTCCGGTGTGGCCGAAATCTTGAATAAGCCGGACCTCGACGTATTCGCCACCAAGACGGAAGTGAACACCGGTCTCGCCGGCAAGCAGAACACAATTCCTGACCTTACTGCAATCCGTTCCGGTGCAACGGCAGGCGCCTCCGCAGTGCAGCCCGCCGACCTTGCGAACGTGGCAACTACCGGATCCTATGACGACCTGAACAACAGGCCGAACCTCACCGTATATGCGACCAAGACGGAAGTGAATACAGGCCTCGCGACCAAGCAGGACGTGATTTCCGACCTGTCCGCAATCCGTGCGGGTGCGCAGGCCGGTTCCACGGCTGTCCAGCCTGCCGCGCTTGATTCCTATGCGACCAAGGTCGAATTGAACACCGGTCTTTCCGGAAAGCAGGATACCATAAATGACCTTTCTACTATCCGTTCTGGTGCGGCTGCGGGTGCTACTGCTCTGCAACCTTCCGACGTTGCTACGGTGGCAACTTCTGGCGATTATGACGATCTGAGCGACAAGCCGGACCTGAGTGTCTATGCGACCACCCAGGCCATGAACACGGCCCTCGCCGGCAAGCAGGACACGATTTCCGATCTCTCGACAATCCGTAGTGGCGCCGCGGCTGGCGCGACCGCAATCCAGCCTGGCG